TTCTGTTTTTGAATATAAAAGGGAACAAGATGATTATGTCTTGTTCCCTTTGCCAAAGCTTTTAATGGAGAAACAAAATGGAAGAAAAAGAAAAACTTAAAGAAGCAGAATTATGGTATAAACGTAAACTAGCAATGCGTGAAGGTGTCGAGATTGAAGATATAAAAGAAGAAGATACAGAACAAGTAGAAATGCTTAAAGAAGTTCCAAAAGATGCAGAGATACTTACAGAGAATAAATAATGACCACACTTAGTTCTACACAGCCAAGTAATATCAATCAGCTTAATATAACTAGTTTTGAAATTGCATTTTCACGGATGCCTAATATTGAATACTTTTGTCAAAGAGTTAATATTCCTGCTGTAATTCTTGGTGATACTTTTCAACCTACACCATTTTTAAATACTCCAGTAGAGGGTGATACATTAACCTTTGAGGCAGTTAATATAAGTTTTATTCTTGATGAAGATTTAACAAATTATAGAGAGATGTATGAATGGATGACAGCTCTTGGTTTTCCAAGAGAATATGGGCAATTTTCATCATTACAAGAAGCTAAAACAATATCAGAAACAGCAAGTAAATATTCAGACATGAGTATATTATTACATACAAATAAATCCAATCCAAATTATCAAATTAAATTTACTGATGTTTTTCCAACATCTTTAAGTGCTGTACAATTTGATACCACAGCATCGTCTTTAGACCCTATTGTAGTTGATGCTACGTTCTCTTTTCAAGGGATGTTTGATATACAAAAAATCGTGCGCCCAATACCATAACTTTTCCCTTGTATTCTATATATTAATATGTTATTATGTGTATATGAAAATTGAAAATATATTAAAATTAATAGAAGAAGATAGAAAAATTGACCACACTCAGCTTGATACCGAATCTCTTAAAATTCCAGAACAAGCAGTTAAATATCAACAACTAGCTCATGATGAGGCTTTAGTGTTACGACATCTTGAAAGAGAGTATAATGTTTTAAAATATAAAAGATGGATGTATTACATGGGCAAAGCTGATGATGAAGTATATGAGAAAGAACCATTCGATCATAAAGTATTAAAATCAGATATTAATATTTTTCTGGATTCTGATAAACAAATAAATGAATTGCAAGATAGAATTTCAACTCAAACTGAGAAATTAAAACTAGTGGTTGAAGCTGGAAAAGTAATGCAGAATAAATCTTTTAATATAAAGAACGCACTTGAACATCAGAAATTTATGGGTGGTGCCTTTTAGTTATGATTACTGTTGGAAAAATAAATGAAACATTTTTGATGATTTCCTGTGAAAGACACATCGCACAAGAGCTTAACGAATTTTTCGCATTCCAAGTCCCAGGTTTCCAATTCATGCCTCAATATCGTAATAAGATGTGGGACGGCAAGATTCGTTTATTCAATATAAAAACACAACAACTTTATACTGGACTATACGATCATCTTATGAAGTTTGCATTACAAAGATTGTATCCAGTTAAAAGTGATATAGTAAGTATTACACCTACCTCAGGGTTATCTGATGAGAACATCAACGACTTCTTTAAATCATTAAATCTACATTGTAAGAACAAACCAATTATACCTAGAGATTACCAGATAGAATCTTTCAAACATTGTGTGAAGAAAGAAAGAGCTTTGTTACTCTCACCAACATCCTCTGGAAAGAGTTTGGTTATCTATGCATTAATAAGATGGCATCAACATTTTCTGGATGAGGGACAGGGTGAGAAGCATGATAAGATGTTGATACTTGTGCCAACAACAAATCTTGTTACTCAGATGTATAATGATTTTCTTGATTATTCATCACATGACAAATGGGATGGTAAGAATCAATGTCATATGATATATTCTGGTAGAGATAAGAAAACAGATAAACAGATTGTCATTTCTACATGGCAGTCATTGTTTAGACTTGGAGTTCCTTTCTTTAAACAGTTTGGAATGGTAGTTGGTGATGAAGCACATCTATGTAATGCAACATCATTAAAAGGTATCTTGGAAAAAATGATTAGCTGTCGATATAGATTTGGAACTACTGGAACATTGACAGAATCAAAGACACATCAATTTGTATTGGAAGGATTGTTTGGTAAAGTTTATAAGGCCATAACATCTAAACAGTTGATGAAAGATAAACATATATCTGATTTAAAGATACAATGTTTATTGATGCAATATCCAGATGTTGAAAGAGAGTCAGTTAAAAAAGCAACATATAAAGAAGAAATAGATTTTATTGTATCACATACAAAACGAAATAATTTTATATGTAATCTTGCATTAGATCAAAAAGGCAATACACTTATATTGTTTAATTATGTAGAGAAGCATGGTAAGGTCTTGATGAGAATGTTATTGAATAAAGTATCTACTAGACGAGTTTTTTTCATAGCTGGTGAAACTGAAGTTGAACAAAGAGAAGAAATTAGACAAGCAACAGAGGGTGAAAAAGATGCAATTATCATAGCATCATCTGGTGTTTTATCGACAGGTGTAAATATTAAGAATTTACAATCATTGATATTTGCACACCCGTACAAGGCCAAGATTAGAAATTTGCAATCTATTGGTAGAGTTTTGAGATTGGATGACAAAAACAACCAAGCAGTCTTATATGATATAGTTGATGATTTGCATTGGAAGAAACGAGATAATTATGGATTGAAGCATTGGAAAGAAAGAGTAAAAATTTATACAGATGAGAAATTTGACTATAATTTTAAACAAGTAGCTATATAAATAGGAGATAGAGAAGTGGGTAAGACGTATCGAAAGATGTCAACAGATAAGTCAAAGCAGAAGAAAAAGCAAAAACGAATCTGGAAAAAGTTTCAAATTAGAAATGAATTAAAAAAGGTAATAGACGATTATGAAAATGAAGAGGAAGTGTCCGAATTGTCAGATGAACACTTCTCAGCAGATAGCTGAGGGTATTAGTCATCATAAGTGGTACAGTTATTACGAATGTGAAGAATGTAAACGCATACAATCTTTTCCAATTAACAGACCAGCTGTTGTTGACACAGAATATTCTGTTAGTAGTATGAAATCAACACCAATAGGAATCAATGCAAAGAACTGGCCGACCCATGAAAATTGAAATTTATAGAGAAACAGATAATCCATTACCAGAGTATCAGAACAAGGGTGATGCTGGATTGGATATTCGTTCAAATGAAGATGTGTCAATTCGTGGTTTCCATTGGGAAACAATTGGAACGGGTCTTTACATTATTATACCATTTGGATATGAGGGACAAATGCGTTCGAGGTCTGGATTAGCTGCCAAGCATGGAGTACACGTTTTAAATTCACCTGGCACTATTGATTCTGGTTATCGTGATGAACTTAAAGTTATATTGATGAATCATAGTCATTGGGCATTTGAAGTAAAGAAGGGTGATCGTATTGCACAGTTAGTTATTAGTCCCATGACTCAAGCAAAACTTGAAGAAGTATATGAATTGAATAAAAATGATGATCGAGGCGGTGGTCTTGGTTCAACTGGAGTAAAATAATGACTAATCCAAAACATTATGTAGATAATGAATTATTTTTTAAGGAAATGAAGAAGTGGAAACAATGGGTTCTTGATGCTAGGGAAGTAGAAGATCCTGATCCACCTAGTACAGAATTTATGGCAGAGTGCTTTCTCAAGATATCAGAGAACTTGGCATGGAAACCAAATTTCATTAACTATACTTTTCGTGATGATCTAGTGAGTGATGGTATAGAGAACTGTTTACTCTATGCTCACAATTTTAATCCTGAGAAATCTGCGAATCCATTTTCTTATTTTACACAGATCATTCATCATGCATTTGTTCGTAGGATACAGAAAGAAAAGAAACAGATGCACTTGAAGTATTTGTATGTTGAACGATCTGGTATCATGCAACAAGTAAGTGTGGCTGGTGAGGATCAACAGAAACAAGTTACTACATATATAGAGTACTTGCACACACATGAGAAGTATGCTGAATCACCATATAAATCACAAAAGAAAAAAAAACAAAAAAAAAATCTTGAAAATTTTATGAGATGAATTTTGAGAAACTGATATATCCATTTGCTAAAAGATTTATTGCAGGTAGGGATTTTGATTCTGCAATACCTATTATTGGTTCGCTTATTACTGATGGTTATGATATAACAATTGACTATCTTGGTGAGATTAGTAAGACTGAAAAACAATGTGATAAAGCTTTAGCACAGTATAATGATATAATTTTTTATTATGAGATGGTTAATTATCCATTGGATATTTCTATTAAACCCACTCAACTAGGATTGTTATTAAATAAAGAGAATTGTTATGCACGTTTGAATGAGATTGTACACAGAGCTTATTTACATGGAATGACTGTACGATTGGACATGGAAGATTCAACTGTTACACAAGATACGATTGATCTGGCTATTAAATTGAGAACACAGTTTCCTAATATTGGAATAGCACTTCAATCGAATCTATATAGAACAGATAAAGATTTAACAGAGATGATGGAGAAGGGAGTGTCTGTTAGATTGGTGAAGGGTGCATATAAAGAACATATTACAAAAGGATATAAAAGAAAAGATTTAATACATGATACTTTTTTGAAACAGGCTTTGCGTTTGGTGTCAGATAGATGTCGATCTTATTATTATTATAAGAATGATACAACTCCCACACCATCTTTGGGAACACATGATGAGCAGTTATTGGATGATATACTTGGTTATTTAAATAGATTTAATATAGAAAAGACTGATCTTATTATAGAGATGTTATACGGGATACGCCGTGATCTAAGTTCTTCCTTGCAAAAGCAGGGGTATTGTGTTAGACTA